AAAAATCCCCGAAAAGCCAGGCGCGAAGCCACTTTTCGGGGATTTTACTTTGGAGCTACTGATCCGATTCGAACGGACGACCTGCTCATTACGAGCTATAAAAGGGACTTTTAACGTGTTGTGTCGTGTTGTTTCATTGTCAAATAAATTGCGTGATGCAATCATTTTATTTGTCTGATGCTGTATCGTGCAATCTCGTTAATTACTTCGATTTTTCGAGGATGTTGCGGTTTTTGTTGCGGTCAAGTTGCGGTTTTTAAGCATCCTGTTTATAGGGCGAATACGAGTCGTCAAGAGACGCAACGAAGCAGCATTAAATTCAAGCCTTTCTCTTTTCTGGCTGCTTCAAGGCCTCTCTTACGGTCTGACCGACCCGACGGATGCTATCCTCATTGGCATGAGCGTACATCCGCAGCGTGGTGCTGCTGTCAGAATGCCCCAGCCGTGCGGCGACGCTTACCACGTCGGCACCGTTGGTGATGGCAAGACTGGCGGACGTGTGACGCAGCTTGTGCGGGTGGAAGTGCTCTATCCCATACCGTTTGCCAAATCGCTGGAAGTAACGAGTTGGAGTGTCTGGGTGCATAGGCTCCGGGCTGTCGTCCTGCGTAAACACCCAGCGCACCGTTACCAGCTGACTCTGCCGCAGCTCCTGCAAAAGCGCGGCCACGTCAGACGAGATGTCTACAACGCGGGTCTTGCCGTTTTTGGGCAGAGTCTCGTACACGCCCCGCTCGGAGGTGTACTGTAGATTCCTCTCGATGGTGATCGTATTGGTATCAAAATCCACCGACTGCCATTGCAGCCCGCAGGCCTCGCCCCGGCGGCAGCCCGTATCGATAAGCAGCAGGATAAACGCCCGCCACTTGAGCGGCTCGCCATCCAGACAGTGCAGAATATACCGCGTCTCCTCTGCAGTAAAAGCCTTGTGCTCTGTAGGAAGGGCCGCATCCTTCGACTTCCGGGGGCGCGGAACCTTGTCCATTGGATTCCGGTCTATCGTATCATCCAGCAAGGCAGCCTTAAACAGGTTATGCAGTACAGCATACACCTTTGTCACGCTGGCGAAGGCAAGCTCCTCTGACAGACTGGAAAGTAACGCCTTTATCATGGCCGGGGTGATCTCCGGCAGCAGCACATGGCCCAGAGCCGGAAAGACATGCTGCTCCAACAGCTGGGTATAACTGGCCCGGGTCTTTTCCGCCAGCGTGGCGGCTTTCTCAGGCAGATAGACAGCTTCGGCATATTGCCGGAAAGTTTTGATTTTGGCCGCCTCTACGGCTTCCGCAGCGGCCTTTTGCGCAGTCTCTTCACGGGTCAGCACTTCCCCATCCGCCAACTGCTGCTCCAATTCAGCGGCGAATTTCTGTAGCTCCCGCTGAATGGTGCGCTTGCTCCATGTCGGCTCTGGGTGGAAGGTGCGCCAGACACGCCGCCCTCGCCCATTGCTGGCCTGCACCTCGTAGATGCGGTTTCCGTTTTTGTCAAGTTTCTCCTTGAAACTCGCCATAAAAATACACCTCCATATGGGTACACTTTGACAAGCCTGCCCGGAGGTGGTACAATACAGGTGTTCACGTTGGATTGTACCCTCTGGGGCAAGCCACTCTATAAACGCTCTCGGTGTTACCAGCACCGGGGGCGTTTTTCATTGCTGCCCGCCCATGTTCCAGCATGGGTGGGCTTTTTTACTGTTTCGCCTTTTCAATAGCGCTGATAATTTTTCTCAAGATAAAAATTATCAGTGAAATCGGAACAAATATCATCAAAAAAACAACAACAACCGAAACAAACAAAATAGCGCCACTTGCCATATTCTCAGAAATACCAACATACATCGTCAGAATTGCGAATGCAGCTGCCGGAATAAACGCAAACCAATATGGACTAACTGCTTTATGGCTTGTTTTTTCTCCGGTTTGCAATTCCATATTGTAAGTTTTTTTATCTTTCATATCCATCCTCAAAAATCGTTCAATTCACTTGATGTTTTGCCTGTTCTTTGAGTTTCAGGGATTCACGATACTGTTCCGCCGGGGCGAGCTCTACGAACTCAACCGACTTATCATAGTTATCCTTAATCACCTGTTTGATTTCGTCCAAAGAGACGTTGAAGAACTCGCGGCGCTGGTTAACAAAATTCAATTTACGATCAGCAAAGGCGTTGTGAAGCGCAGCTTCCAGTTTGGGGGCATCGTTGGAGAAGATCATCGCATGTATATCGAAGTTAAACGGCACTGATGCATCACCCAGTTCATCCACACGATCCTGCGGGTCAAGGCGGCGTGTCATGCCAATTTTGTAGACATTTTCGCCAAAGGCACCAATGTTGGAAATGACATATACATAACCGGCACGCTGGTTTGCTTCGCGGTAATCAACATCCGCAAATTCCTTATCAATCTTATCAAGCTGCGCCATGAGCTCTGCCTTTTTCTCCTCAATGGCCGCGCGATCAACATCCGATGCCGCTTCAAGCTGTGCATTGATACGCTGCAATGCATTCTGGTAATGCTGCTGTTCTTTTTCCAGCTTTTTGCGTTCCTCCTCAATTTCCTTTGCCAGTTTGGCTTCCTCGCGCATTCTGGCACGTGCTTCCTTCTGCTCTTCCTTTTCCTGCTGCTTTTTCTGGGCATATTCAAAAGCAAGATGAAGTTCCTCGATTTTTAGACGGTAGTATTGCGGCTGGATGCTGACTTCCATAATGGTCCCCAGCTTGGAAATTGCTTCCCTAGAGGTAGTAATACGCTTTTCACTGGCTTCGATATTATTGTATTTGACGTGTTCAATTACATCATCGCATTCAGAATTGAATGCACGAAGGAGAAGTTTCTGCATATCAGAGACCATCTTCTTGCCTTTGGACGCATTTCCATTGACTGTCCAGTTCATATTGCCACTGACTGCCGTTTTATTTTTGATCATGTCCTTCTGCTTCGCGCGAATCTCCAAAAGGTGCGCCTTATACTCGTCCGCATTCATGAACGAATATTGTGGAGTGTACAGACCAAAGCTCTGCATCAAAACTTCTTCGTTCGTTTCAATGAGCTGGTCTTTTGCCTGTTGAAGTTCTTCCAAGGCATCTTTCAACTCGCTGTTGCGGCTTTCAAGGTTTTCTTGGACACGAGCGAGTTCTTCACGCGAAGCTTTGATTTCACGATTGATGTCGTCCAGTGTGTGGCTTTCGGATGGCATTGCGTCCCGCAGGCTCTGCATTTCCGTATTCAACCGCGCAATCTCTTCCTTTTCCTTTTTGCCAAATAAAGACATTTTACAATTCCTCCTCGTCATTTTATCGGAACACCTTCCGGCACTCCACAACCAATCCTGCAATTCGCACCGGCATCTTCTTCAGATCATAAATCTGCGGCTGATGCACCGGATTAAAGCTTTTCGGGGTCAGGATCACGAGATCTCCTTCCCTGCGGAAGTATTTTACAGTCGCTTCGTTGCCGTTGACCATCACCACAGACAACTGGCCGTTTTCCACTTCCGGTTGTTCACGTACCAGGATCTGGTCGCCATCATCCATGCCGGCAGCATTCATGCTGTCCCCGCGAATGTTCAACCAGAAATACTTTGCACCGTCTGTCTGCCGGATGGGAATGTAATCTTCAATGTTTTCCTCGGCATACATCGGCATCCCTGCACGGACAGTGCCCAACAGCGGGGCAACGTTTTGGGCATTATAAGGCGTGGCTCCCGCTGGAAGTTCTTTATCAGCGCTATCCCCTGTCATAATAAAACTCGGGGTGGTTTTTAGTGCCTTCGCATAAGCTACAATGCGGTCACGCCGCATATTAGCAATTTCACCGCTTTCCCAGCGGGAGACTGTTGCTTCTGATACGTCTACCAGCTCTGCGATTTCCTTTTGCGTTAACCCAAGAGCTTTTCGTCGGTCAGCTAAGTAATTCCCCATGATCTGATGCTCCTTTCTGCCTTTATTATATCATTATATTGCGTTTTTGCAATGTGTTTTTGCAATTTCCCAAAGAAAACTTGCATTTTCGTATTGACTTACGTATACGCAAGAGTTATACTGTTCTTGCGCAAAGGAGGTGAGCAAATGTTCAACCGCGATTTATTCCGTGCCAAATGTATCGAGCATGGCATAAGAACTCAAGATGCAGCCCAGATTATGGGCATCAATCCGGCAACTCTGTCCCGTAAAATGGGTGGTCAGTCCGACTTCACTCGAAACGAGATTCAGTTGTTCCGGGCCGCACTGCATCTTACTCCGCAGGAGACCGATGCTATTTTTTTCGCGTAAACTTACGTTTACGCAATATCAGTGAAAGGAGGTGAACCACATGGACAACAACAAAAAGCCCAGCGAGCCGTCGGAAGCGGAGCGCTGGGCGCTGAAAAATGTGCCGACAGCACAGCTCGTTGCAGAACTATCCGATCGGGAAGGCGTAGAAGCAACAATAGCAGAGCCCTACCAAGATGCCGAAGTCAAGGTAAACGGCCCCGCCATTGTGCTCGTGGTCATTGATTAACCAATTCTGCGATACGGGTACGAGCGCTTAATGTACGCATGAAAATACTTACCCTTTGACGGAGCGTTCATCAGCGATTCATAGACGCTTTGCGGCACACCAGAATACTCGTATAGTCCGCCGCTATGAAATGAAATCCAAAGCGTAGTGCCTGCATATCCGACTGCTGCGAGGTCGGACGAAGAAACAGGAATCATCTGCATATTTTTCACCTCCCTTCTGTCCCTCTATTCTACCGCAGAAGGGAGCCACCCACAAGGAGGTCAAAATTTTGAACGACTTACAAATTTTTGAAAATCACGAGTTCGGGCAGGTGCGCACCGTCGAGCTTGACAGCCGCATTGACCAGTTGAAAATCGTCGCCTTTGGCCTGCCCGCGTTCGACCAGATCATGGCCGACATCTTCACCACCGAGAAAAAGGAGTGACCACTATGAGGAATCATACGCCTCCCGTCCCCTCTACCCCGTTCATGAATGTCCGCGATGCTGCCCGGGCCACCGGGCTTTCGGAATACTACCTGCGCAAAGAGCTCGATAAAGGCACCATTCCTCACATCAAGAGTGGCCGGTGCATCATGATCAATGTCCCCGCCCTGCTGGTGCAGCTGGGTGTGCCGCAGAAATAAAAAGGAGGCATCCGCATGAAATCTTATACCCTCGCCTCTGAGCGAACTGCAGCACCCACTGGGTGCGCATATGTCGCGCCGCTGTTTTGGATGCATTGGTTTCGTTGGACTGACAGCCGAGCATCTGGCGACTACCAGCTGGGCGCACGGGTCAAGGACGAAAACCACACAGGCTTACAAATTTTTGCCGACGGTGAGTGGCATCCAGTCAAGGCGTTCACATCTGATTTGTGCGAGCCGTGGAAAACCTGCGAAGCCGAAAACATTTTGGGAGAGGAGATCGCGGAATGAAACTTGAAAGCGAATACCTTTTGCACACCGCCGTCATGCTGACGCATTCTGCATCCGATGGCGTGAGTTCGGCTAATTCCGTCAACAAATACGGTGGGACACCCGAGGCCATTGATAATGCCCACAAAGAGCTTCAGGAGGCCAACGACAAAATTAGCCATGTCGAAGCGCTTCTTGGAATGATTGCTAGTTTGGAGGGAGTGGGTTTATGAGAATCAAATCTGGCACCTGGTACTGGCTGGCGGTGGCCAGCGGTGCCGTCGGGATGCTGTACGCACTTGGCTTTGCAGGCAGCATCGAAGCCATCGGGGTCATCTCCGACACCGACTTCATCACCGCGATGGTGCTGCTGTTGCTGGCGCTGTTCTTTGCCCGGCTGGGCGACCATGCCGCAGAGCGCGAGGCTCAGCGCCGCAAGTACATCGACCGCCGCCACGCCCGCCCCGAAGAGCCGGAGTACCGGCAGAATCGGAGGGACGCATGAACGCAAAAAAGCCCGTCGGTGCTGGAACACCGGCGAGCCTGCAAAGGGATGATGAGTTTGAACGCCCCATCACCCCGAAGAATAACACACTTTGGAGGTTTTAGCAAGAGATGAAAGGTATTCTTATCGAGCCGGGCAAAGACCCGGTCGTGACTACCCTGCCGGACACGCTGCAGGGCATGGAAGCGCTTTTGCAGTGTCCCTGCGAGCAGAAAGTTCTGCCCCGCACCCCGGCGGTGCTGGTGTACGCCATCTACGGCAAGAGCCTGAACCGTACTTATCGCGGCCAGCCCATCTATGGCACTATCCTCTGCTACGGCTGGCGAAATAACCGTTTCCAGCCCCTGAACAAAGACCTGCAGGCCGAGATGCTGGACCGCCTGAAGGACACGGAGGTGAGAGTGTGACTACCTATATCTGCAAATGCGGACGGCGAGTAAAGAAATCCACCGATGCCAATACCACTGGCAACCGCCTATCCGGCTATGCACCCGGCCATGAGTGCTGGGGATGCCCCTACGCCATGCCATACGGAAACTATCAATGGGATGAAAGTGCTAGAACTGTCAGCCGGGAGACTCAGGGCTACGAATGCCGGATGAGTAAGACCCTCACCTATGCGTCAGAGTTCGCTGGCTCTATCAAGGATAAATGCACTTGTCGAGTGCATAGTCTGGACTTCGACTTTCTGTCTCAGGTCTCCTCCTGGATCAAAGACTCTTATCCAGACAGAGAGATTTTTGGCTCGTTTTCCAAAGATATTCGTGCATCGGACTATGGATCTGATGGCCGTTACTGCCTGACTATCACCTGCACCCAGAATCTGAAAGGCGTTGCCGCAAAAAGAGAGCTGCTTGATCAGTTCTTTACTCCGAATGGTAGCCGCAAGGACATGACACCGCAGCAGGAAATGGAAAAGATTCTTGCTGACATCAAAAAAGCAAAGGAGATTTTCTCATGTACACCTGCCCAGAATGCGGATGCTGCTGCGACCATGACAAGCCCTGCTGCCAGCAGTTCGGCGGCGGCAACACCGACCACCTCGGCGAGCGAGGCGGCTGCAAAAGGCTTGACCCCCGCGCTGTCCCCGCAGAGCAGCGCATCGGCCCCTGTTGTTCCTGCGGAGACTTCTTTTGCATCCGCAGCCGCCCCCACCTTTGACTTCTCGGCTCTGGGTGATTTGTCCCAGCAGGCCACCGAAGCCGACCAGCAGTTTGATTTGCATTACGGCGCGGCGCAGGACGAATACCTGATCTCCTGCATCTACCTCGCCCGCATCCACGCTCTGACTGCCAAGGCGGGCCGGTATGGCGGCGGTACATGGACAAAGTGGTATGAGAGCAAGGGACTCAGCGAAGGCAGCGCCCGCACGATGGTCAAAAACGGTGACGCTTTTAATTCCGCAACAGTTGCGGAATTAAAGCAGCTGCCCGAGCTGACCCGCAAAGATTTGAACCTCATCGCCCGCAGCGGCTGCGCTGGGCAGCTGGTCGAAGCCGCCGGAGACAGCCAGCGGGTGCGGGAACTTTTGGCGCAGATCAAAGCCGAGAAGGAGCGGGCCAATGCTGCTGAGAGCCATCTGGAAGCCGTCCGAGCGGATGTAGCAGGGCTGCGCGAGCAGAACACCCAGCTGAAGGAAAATTTGGACGCCTCCAATACCCGGGAGGAAGAAGCATGGAAGTCCTACGACAAGGCGATGCAGCGTGCCAAAACCGCCGAGAGCCAGCTGGAAGCCGCCCACGCCGACATTGATGGGTTACAAGAGCAGTGCGCTCAGATGTCGCAGCGGGCAAACGACGCAGAAGAGGCCCTGAAGCACCAGCCCATCGTGGGCGTCATCGACGAAGAAGAAGTTGACCGTCGCGCTGCAGAAAAGGCACGGGGCCTTGCAGATGCCCGGAACGCAGAGCTTGCCAAGGACAACGCAGACCTGAAAAAGCAGGTAGCGGCCCTCCACTCCAAAATCAGCGACGCTGCACAGGCAGATTTCGAAAACGCCAATAGCATCGCCTTCTCCTGCCGCCGTGCATGGGACACCGGAAAGGGCAGTTACTCCCGCCTGGTCGGCGAGGACTTGGAAACGACCTTTGCCAGCTTATGTGAAACCTTGAACAGCATCCGTGAGGAAGCGGCCCGGCTCTGCCGTCAGCCGCCGGAATATGACGGAGGTGAGGAAGATGAGTAATCCGTTAGCCCGCAGAGCGCGAATCAAAGACCTTTCCAACAAGGCCGAGGGCATTTTTCAGTACGTTGGGAACGACAATGTGCTGTTCCGACTCATCAGCACCGGCAACAAGCTCACCAGCGACGTCAACTATGCTGTGGCTCTGTTCACCGGCTTCGCCCGCAGCCATCAGCTGGGCAGTCAGGAGACCCGCCGCACAATCGACTCGATTTATCGCCGGGTCGGGGAGCTCATGTGCCTCATCGACATCGTTCATGCCGCCGCTGGCGAAGAAATCATGCCCGAGCCGTATGAATCCATAGATTTTTGTTACATGACCGAGTATCGCACCATGCTACGGGAGGCCGTCATTCGTGGGATGCCGGACAACTACAAAGGCCCGGCGCAGAACCCCTACACTGTCAGCCTTGTGCAGCCGGGCGTTGGCCACGGTAATGGTTACACACTGGACGAGTACGATGACGATTTCTTCGCCCGATTTACTCGCAGAGAAGAGCCGCGTGACCGGAAGCTCGTCTTCCGCTGCACTAAATCCGAGCTTGACGCCATCAAGCGTTACGCCAATATCATCGATATTAAATTTACCGAGGAGGAAATTCATCATGCCTGAGAAAAACCAGACCCCTATCGAGATGCTCGACCAGAATGCAGCTGTCGTCCAGAGTGCAGAGGTGCCTGCGCCTGCATCACCTATCCAGCTGCAGCAGCGCCAGAGCTACGCCGAGAAGGTTCAGGGATTGACCATTGACGAGCGCAACTGGATGCTTGCAAAGTCTAAAGCCGCCGCTATGGCGCAGCTTCCCGCAGGCTTCCTGCCCCAGACCTACACCGGCAATCCCGGCGCGTGCGCTATCGCCTGCGAGATGGCCCTTCGCATGGGCGTTTCTCACCTCTTCGTCATGCAGAACCTTTACGTCGTCCACGGTATGCCTACATGGAGCGGCAAGAGCTGTAAGGCCCTCATCGACAACAGCGGCCAGTTTGCAGGCCGCACCCGCTACCGCATGGAGGGCGAAGAAGGCACCGAAAACTGGGGCTGCCGCCTGATCGGCGTGGACAAGCTCACCGGCGAAAAGGTCGAAGGCCCGAAAGTCACGGTCAAGATGGCAAAGGATGCCGGGTGGTGGGACAAGAATGGCAGCTACTGGCCCAAGATGACCGAAATGATGCTCAAGTACCGCGCCGCCGCTTACTTTGCCCGCGCCGAGTGTCCGGAGGTCCTGATGGGCGCCAACATCGACTACGAGGTAGGCGCTGGCGACGCCGAGGAAGAGGGTGCGGCCCATGCTTAATGTTGTTGCGCTGATGGGCCGTCTGGTCTACGAACCGGAATTGAAGACCACTCCGAGCGGCATCAATGTGTGCAGTTTCCGCATTGCCTGTGACCGCAACTTTGCCCGTCAGGGCGAGCAGCGTCAGGCCGATTTTATCGACGTCACCGCGTGGCGGCAGACCGCAGAGTTCGTCTCCAAGTATTTCCAGAAGGGCAGCATGATCGCCATCGAAGGCAGCTTGCAGACCCGTCAGTACCAGGACAAGAACGGCAACAACCGCACAGCTACCGAGGTCCTTGCGTCGCAGGTGAGCTTTTGCGGCGGAAAGGCCGCAGAGCGGGCTGTCGTGAAGGATTTTGACCAGCAGACAGCAAGTCATGTTCAGGAAGCAAAGGCCGCACAGAGCGCTCCGCAGGCCCAACAGACCAGTTTTGCCAGCCAGAGCTATCGCGCCGAACGCAAATCACCCGATGGTCAGCCGGTCGCTGTCCCCGACGCAGAAGCACACGATTCTGATGGCTTTTCCATCATTGATGACAGTGACGACCTCCCCTTCTAACCGCTGCCGCTGTGCTATCTGGCGATACGGGCATTCCATTCGAAAGGAGGTCAGACCGTGGGCATTGACCCTTCTCGCGGCTTCGTTGCCATCCCGCGCGGCCTGACCGACTGGGAATGGTATTCGGAGCCCAACACTGCCCGGCTGTTCATCCACCTGCTGCTCACCTCAAACTGGCAGGAAAAGCAGTGGCAGGGCATCACCATCCACCCCGGTGAGCTGGTCACGAGCCGCGCAAAGCTGGCAAAACAGCTCAGAATGTCTGAACAATCCGTTCGGACGGCACTTATGCATTTGCAGTCAACCAACTGTATAACCAGCAAAACAGGGCCAAGATACAGCGTTATCGCGATAAATAATTACACTGAAATTATTGGCTCAACCAAGCAATCAACCAGCAATCAACCAACTCCTAACCAAGACTTAACAAAGATAACAAAGAAAACAAGACAGTCGTCGTCTGCGTGCGCGACGCCCGAGCCGACTCCGACGAAGACGACATCCCCCGTAGTCATGGAGTTCGAGCAGCGTATCTGCAAGCTGAGCACCCAAGGGAAAGCCCAACTGACCGGATATGCTGACCGGCTGGGAGAAGAGCTGGTGCTGGCCATCATCAGCAGGTGTGCCGACCTCGGTGCCTACAGCTGGATGTATATCCGTAAAGCACTGGAAGAGACCGAGGCGCAGGGGTGCAGGTCTGTGGAAGAGTACCGCAGGCTTCACCCCATCAGCAGCGGACGGAATCTCCGGGTTGACCGTACCGAGCCGAGCGGGAACGATTTTCTCAAGAATGCTGGGCGGAGGCGACCGTTGAAAAAGAAAGGAGCATCTGAGCGTGATGATGGAAGCGCATAAATCAGAACCAAGCATCTGCTTCAATCTGGACTGCATGGAGGGAATGAAAGCTTTTCCTGATAAGCTTTTTGACCTTGCTGTGGTAGATCCACCATATTTCAGCGGGCCGGAACACCGAGGGTATTATGGCTCACGTGTCAGTAAAACTGGCGTACACCGCGACTATCCTATCACCCCGAAATGGGATGTTCCCGGAAAAGATTACTTCAACGAGCTGCTTCGTGTGAGCAAGCACTACATCATATGGGGCTGCAACTACTTCGACTATCACTTTGCACCCGGCAGAATCGTTTGGGACAAGTGCAACGGCGGGACTTCGTTTTCTGACTGCGAAATTGCTGCAACCGACCTGTTTGATTCTGTCCGCCTGTTCCGGTATATGTGGAACGGCATGATGCAGGGCAAGAGCATTTCCGAAGGGCATATCATGCAGGGAAACAAAAGCCTGAATGAAAAGCGCATCCACCCGACTCAGAAACCGGTAGCATTGTATAGCTGGATTTTTCAGAAATATGCCAAGCCGGGACAGATGATTCTTGACACTCATGTTGGAAGCGGCAGTAGTCGGATTGCCGCCTATGATGCTGGCTTGTACTTCACCGGGTTTGAAATTTCGCAGGAGTATTTCCTCCTGCAGAAAGAACGCTACAAGGCATACACGGCTCAGACCGATATGTTTCATGCAGAAGGAGCAAACAAATGCGAATCCAATCATTGAATCAGCGCGATGATGTAAAGAAGGACGCTGGCTCTGCCACGGTAGAGCTGAGCGGTCTGGAACTCATTGCACTCAACAATATCTTGTGCAAGGTTGCAAAAGAGTCGGAATGCGATTCTGAAATACTTTTTGGGATGACCAGAGTGGTACATACCGCAAATTCCATCGTGCAGCATGGCAGCCTTGACAAAATCGATTTGCACAAGATGGAGGAGCTGGCATGACCTACGAAGAGAAAATAAGCTGGCTCTCCCGCTATCGGGAAGCCGAAAAGCTCTACCAGCGGCTCTCCTACCGGCTGGCAGAGGCGCAGGAAGCCACCCGGCACACTACCCAGAACCTCAGCGCTGCGCCGGGCGGCAGCAAGGATGGGCAGAGCCTCGCCCGGGCAGTAGAGCGTCAGGAAGAGGCTGAGCGCCGTGCCTACGCGCAGCTGGCCGTCTGTGATGCTCTGTTTGCGGAGATCGATACCGTGCTTGTGCAGCTGGACTCCGCCGAATACTGCGCTCTTCGCAAATACTATCTGGACTGCCTGAAATGGGAGCAGGTAGCCGCAGACATGAATTTCACTTCCCGTGGCATTTTCGCCCTGCGCCGCCGGGCCATTGAACACCTGAAGCTCTGAAACTGTGCAGTATCCGTTCATTGTGCGTTCACTCTCTTCCGGTGTAAAATGATACCATCGGCAGAGCCGGAAAGGCCACCCGATACACGCAGCCTCCGCACCATGTCCTCCTTGACGCTTGACCGCATGGTGTGCGGGCTGCTTCTATTATGCCGCCTGAGCGCAATTTGGTGCGCGGCGCGTGTGACCAGACACGGCCGGTTCGATTCCAAGGGCGGCACCATGACGCTGCGCCCCGCCGCAGCAACAGCCTGACGCATGGCCTGCGAAACCGCTTGGGGCTGGCGTGCCGGATGGGAGTCCCTCCTTCTCCCCGTGAGAGTCCGGCACACCACCGGAGGCCCCGGAATCCGCAGTGGGTTCAAGGATACCCCACCGGATGTGCGTCAATCACCCTGCACAGAAATGTGCGGGGATTTTTTATGCAGCTTCTGCCGTTCGGAAACCCCGGGCGGCTTTACTTTTGCACCGGAGAGGTGGTGACGTGTCGCGTGAAGATGGATACAAAAATCTGGTGCCGATGGACCAGCGAAGCAAGGACGAAGCCAGGTCGTTGGGACAGCAGGGCGGCATCGCCTCGGGTGCGGCACGCCGCCGTAAGCGCTCCATGCGGGAGGCCGCCGACTACTACCTGAGCCTGCCCGAGACTGACCGCCGCCGGGTGAACGCCATGCTGCGGGACGCCATCGACCCGGAGGACATCGATAACCAGATGGCCGTCGTCATGGGCGTCACCGAGAGAGCCAAGCGCGGCGACCCGCAGGCGGCGTCGGTGCTGCTCAAGATGCTGGGCGAGGATACCGTGCAGGAAGACCCCGCCGCCGATGCACTGGCAAAGGCGAAGGAACTTCTGGGAGGCGTGGACAGTGCCATTGACTGAGTTTCAGCAGGAATATCTGCGCAACTGCAATCACCGCTGGAACGTCAAGACCGGCGCGACCCGCTCCGGAAAGACCTACCTCGACTGCGCCGTCACCATCCCAAAGCGCATCTGTGCGGCCCGTGGGGAGGGCCTGCTGGTCATGCTGGGCAACACCCTCGGCACGCTGGAACGCAACGTGCTGGAGCCCATGCGCGGCCTCTGGGGGCCGGAGCTTGTGGGCGTCGTCCGCACCTCGGCCTCCGGCAACATCGTGCAGCTCTTCGGCCACAAGGTCTATGTCCTCGGTGCCGACAACAAAAAGCACATTGCCCGCATTCAGGGCGCGGCCTTCGAGTATGCCTACGGCGACGAGATCACCACATGGGACGAGGGTGTGTTCCAGATGCTCAAGAGCCGCCTGTCCTGTCCGCACAGCCATTTCGACGGCACCTGCAACCCGGAAAGCCCTTCCCACTGGTTCAAGAAATTCCTCGACAGTGACGCGGACATCTACTGCCAGGCGTACACCATCGACGACAATCCGACTCTCCCAGCCCAGTTCGTGGCCGACCTGAAAAAAGAGTACACCGGCACCGTCTACTATAACCGTTTCATCCTCGGGCAGTGGATGGCGGCCAACGGCGTTATTTACCGCCTGCTGGCCGACAGCCTCGCCGCCGGGGATGGGCGTTTTTTCTGGCCCGCCGAGAAGCAGCTGCACCCGTGGCGGATCCGGATTGGCGTGGACTTTGGCGGCAATGGCTCGAAGCACGCTTTTGTGGCAACCGCCATTCTGCCGGGCTGGTCTGGTGTGGTGGGGCTGGCGTCCCAGCGCATCGACCCGGTGGCGCAGGATGCCGACTTTCTGGCCGACAAGCTCATCGAGTTCTGTATCGCGGTCTTTGCCCGCTGGGGCGAGATCCAGTACATCTTCTGCGACAGCGCCGAGCAGACCCTGATAAACCATATCCGCGCCCGCCTGCGCCGATGCAAGCTGAGCTGGCTTGCTGACCGGGTGGAGAACAGCGCTAAGATAAAAATCACCGACCGCATCCGCCTCACCTGCATCCTGATGGGCGGCGGACGCTTCTGGCTTATGCCGGAAGCTGCCACCCTGCGGGATGCCCTCGCTGCGGCCCTTTACAGCGGCAAACATCCCGGCGTAGATGAGCGCCTCGACGACGGCAGCACCGACATCGACACACTGGACGCCTACGAGTACACCATCGAGCGCGATTTCAAGAGGTTGACGAACACATGAACATCACCGATTTTCTGGATCATCTGCATAAGACGCGCGGATGGCAGCTGGATGCTGATTACTACAGCCACATCGAGACATGGCGGCAATGGTGGAAAGGCAACGTACCCGGCGTTCATACCCGCGCCGCCGAGTATGCCGACGGCACCAAAAAGCGCACCATTGCCTCCCTGCGGATGCCCAAGCGGGTGTGTGAAGACTGGGCAAATCTGCTGCTGAACGACCGAACCACCTTCCAGATCTCAGACGCGGCCACCGCCCGGTATCTTCTGGGCGACGATGAGCAGCAGGTGGGCGGACTGCTCCGCGACCTGCACTTCTGGACAAACGCCAACGCGCTGGTCGAGAAAGCGTTCTGGTCCGGCACAGGCGCTTTTGTTTTGAGCGTCGAAAATATGACCGTCGTGAACGGCAAGGCAGTCCCCAGCCCGGACGTCCGGCTCAGGCTGGACTACGACCCGGCCCCCTGCATTCTCCCCCTGCGGGTGGAGCGGGGCGTCGTGACCGAAGCGGCCTTTGTCTCCGAGTGTCTGATGGACGGCAAGCCTGCCATTTATTTACAGACTCACACCGGCAACGAGAAGCGCCGCACCATCCGCAATGAATGGTTCCGCGTCACCGACTCCATGTCCGGCACGCCGGTGTTTTCTCCGGTCGAGAAGCCCCCGGAAGGCACGGTGGAAAGCGTCACGGTAGAGGGCTCCCCGCCCTGGTTTGCGCTGTTCAGCCCGGGAGCTGTCAAGAACCTCGACGGCGGCAGTGGGCTGGGCATGAGCGTCTTTGCAGAGGCGCTGGAAGAGGCGCAGGGCGTGGACCTTGCCTTTGACAACTACCGCGAGGACATCCGCCTCGGCCACAAGAAGATATTCTACAGTTCCGACATCTGCCGCAAGGTGGTGGACGATAAGGGAGTGGAGCACTCCATCCCGCCGGACGACGATGTTGTGAGCCAGTTTGTGCATCTGCCCGGCAAGGAAAGCAGCCTCGACCAGTCCAGCGAGTACCACGAGTACAACCCCGACCTCCGCGTGGAGCAGAATCACCGGGCCGTGCAGGATATGCTGAACCTTTTCTCCTTCAAGTGCGGGCTGGGCTGTCACCGGTACGATTTCGAGAATGGCAAAGTTACCACAGCCACCGAGTACAACGGCAGCCGTCAGGATCTCGTAGCCAGCGCCAACAAAAACCAGATACCCATTGAAGGTGCGCTGATCTCCATCATCCGGGCCATCCTCTGGGCCGCGAAGGACCTGCAGAAGGCCGCAGTCGTCCCCGACACTCCCATCTCGGTGAACTGGGACGACAGCTATATCACCGACGCCGAGACCCGCATGACCCAGATGAGGGATGATGCCATCAGCGGCTTACTCCCCCGCTACAAGTATCTTTCGGCCCGGTACGGCATCTCCGAAGAGGATGCCCGCCGGCTGGCGCAGGAAGCCAAAGACGAAAACCGCCAGCCTGAGCTGACCTTCGGCGGGGGTGCCTGATGCTGGCCCCGGACTACCTCGACCATGCACCCGACCGTCTCGTAATGCTCTGGCAGCAGGCCGAGGACGACATCCTGCGGGACGTGGCCCGGCGCATCGGCAAGATGGACGCCCTGACGCCGACGGCGAACTGGCAGCTCTGGCGCTACCAGCAGACCGAGGCCGTCCGCAAGGATATGGTGAAGCTTCTGGCCCGGTATACCGGCAAGAGCGAGGCCGAGATCCGCCGCCTGATGAAGGAGGCCGCGACCGCCGCACTGGAAGCCGAGGATGAGATCTATTACCATTACGGGAAAGAGCCAACGCCCTTCGAAGAATCGACACCGCTCCAAAACCTGCTCAACGCGGGCTATCGGCAGACGGCAGGCAGCTTCTCCAACCTCACCGCCACCACGGCAAACACCGTCTCCGGGGCTTTCGAGCAGGCGCTGGACAGGGCGTGGCTCCAAGTGAGCAGCGGCGCGTTCGACTACAAGACCGCTGTCAAGCGCGCGGTGGACGGCCTTGCCGACTCCATGCCCTACGTCACCTACCCCAGCGGCCACAGAGACACGCTGGAGGTGGCCTGCCGACGTGCCGTGCTCACGGGCGTGAATCAGACCGGCGCAAAGCTTCAGGAGGCCCGGATGGACGAGATGGGGGCCAGCTTCGTCGAGGTGACGGCCCACGGCGGGGCGCGCCCCAGTCATGCTGTGTGGCAGGGCAGGCGCTACCACCGGGGCGGGGCTGTGGACTACTTGGGCCAGCACTACGAGGATTTCGAGTCGGCCACCGGCTACGGCACCGGCGCGGGGCTTTGCGGCTGGAACTGCCGCCACACCTTCTTCGTGGTGTTCCCGGAGCTGGGCAGCCCGCCCGCATGGACGCAGGAGAGCCTTGAAGCCCTCAATGCCCGGGACATCGAGTATGACGGCGGGCTCTACACCCGCTACGAGATCAGCCAGATGCAGCGGGCCTGGGAGCGGGCCGTCCGCAAGTGGAAACGCCGGTATCTGGCCGAGGACGCCGCCGGGGCTGACACCACCGCCAGCACCGTGAAGCTGAGGCAGGCCCGGCAGAGCCTTGCAGGCTTCACTCGGGCCACCGGCGGCAGAGTGGACAGCGCCCGGATAAGTGTACATGGATTTGGGCGGAGTGAGGCAAGCAGGGCCAGCTATGTAGCCCTGAAACAGGAGCGGTTCAATGCTGCAAATACTGAGTTGCAGCAAATGCGGGAAGCTGGTACAATAAAGGCGAAAGGTCGACTCATTGAATCCCCGTCTGCTCCAAATGAGATAAATTTTGCAAGCGACCACGTCTTGCAGCGCTGGGCTGAACGCGGTATGGGGCCAATGGATGCCGAACGCATCATCCGCTCCTCTAAGGTCGCAATGTCCCAGCGAAACGGTACACAGACCTGTTATTACTCTGAGCTGGGCTTTGTCGCCATCGGACAAGATGGCAATGTATCCAGCATCGGCCCGCTGAATGAGGGCGGAAAGAAATTGATGGAGGTGGTCAAAAAGTATGGAATTCCGCATTAGTGATGATGTGAAGCTTGAAGAATGGTTTTGTCCCATCTACAACCGAAAAATCGACTGCGGCTTATGCTTCGACATTTCCAACATCGGCGATGACATTCTTTGCCTGAAGGGCGACGATAAGCCGCCTTGCAGCTGGGATGAAGCCCACAAAAGCTGTCTCAAGTGTCAGCACTATGCTGACTGGGACTAACAACCAAATACCGCGAGCGTCTTTGCCCATCCGGGCAGGGGCGCTTTTTTCATGCCGTATTCGCTCAGATGGCAGAGCACCGGTCTCCAAAACCGGCTGTCGCAGGTTCGAGTCCTGCATACGGTGCCATCGCGGCGGGCAGCGCGTACCCTGCCCAGCAACAAGCGGAAGGCGAACCGCGTCAACAAACCGTAGTTTCACCCAAAGAAAGGGGTTTCATTTATGAAGCGTGAAGACGTAAAGGCAAAGATTCCCGGCATCACCGACGAACAGCTCAACTGGCTGATGAGCGAAAACGGCGCTGACATCAACCGCGAGAAGACCGCCGCCGAGCAGTTCAAGACCCAGCTGGAAAGCGCTCAGGCACAGCTCAAGACCGCGCAGGACGGCCTGAAAGCCTTTGAGGGCAAGAAGTCCCCGGAGGAGTATGAGGCCGAGCTGACCAAGCTCCGGGACGATATGCAGGCGCAGGCAGACGGCTTCGCCTTCGACTCTGCCCTGAACACCGCCATCATGGGCAAAAAGGGCCGCAGCGTCAAGGCTGTCCGCGCCCTGCTGGACATGGAGTCCCTCAAGTCCTCCAAAGACCGCACCACCGACATCGACAAGGCGCTGGAAGAAGCCGCAAAGGCCAACCCCTGGGCCTTCGGCGAGGCCGCAGAGGGCGGCGTCCGCGTTTCCAGCGGCGCAGAGCACGGCACTCCACCCACCGGCGACACCGATGCTGTCACCGCAGCCTTCAAGGCAATGAACCCCGGCATCAAAATCGACTGATAGAAAGGAAACATTATGGCACACGAAGCACAGGTTCGTTATTCCAAGCTGGTTGACCTCAAGCTCCGGGCAACGCTGGTCAAGAAGGTCGGTGTTATCTGCAACAGCCGCTATGAGGGCAGCCCCAAGGCCGGCTCGGTCAAAGTCCCTGTCCGCGACACCGAAGTTGCCGTGAACGACTACGACAAGCAGACCGGCGCAGAGCTGACCGGCGGCGATACCACCTATCTTACCGTCAACATCGACAAGGACAAGGCCGTCAATGAGATCATCGACGGCTTCGACGCCGCCAGCGTCCCCGACGATCTGGTGGCTGATCGTCTGGACAGTGCCGGTTATTCTCTGGCGCTGCAGGTGGATTCTGACGGCTCTGTGGAGTTGACCACCGCAGGCACTGCCTTCGGCACCACCACCGCCCTGACCGAGAAGACCATCTACGGCAACATCGTGGACGCCCGCACCAAGCTCTCCACCGTCCATGTCCCTACCGAAGGCCGCTGGCTGTTGGTCTCGCCCGAAATCTATGGTCTGCTGCTGAAGAGTCCCGAGTTCATCAAGGCGTCTGACCTTGGCGATGCTGTCGTCCAAACCGGCGCTGTGGGCCGCATCGCTGGCTTCACCGTCTTTGAGGATTCCACCCTCGGCGAAAACGTGGAGTACATTGCTGGCCACCCCAACTGGTTTGCCTTCATCGACGAGTGGGCTGTTCCCGTCTATGTACAGGATCTCAATGGTTCCAGCAAGTACATCGGCGCGTCCGCAGTCAAGGGCCGCAAGGTCTACGCCTTCAAAGTCACCAAGCCCCAGACCATCCTCATCAAGAAGAAAGCGTGACCGAACCTCTCAGTCTGCCTGCGGCAACCAGCTCCCCTAACAGGGGAGCCTGAAAGGAGCTGATTTTTTTGAATTACTGCACCTATGACCAGTATGCAGCCGTCGGCGGCACGCTGGACGAAGCTGCCTTTGCCCCTTTGGCCGCACGGGCGTCCCGGCTCATCGACCGGATGACCTTTGGCCGGGCCGAGCGTCACGCCGCAGTGTGCGAAGGCTGTGCAGAGGCACTGGCGGATGCCTGCATCCAGATCATCGACGCAGCGAACGCCGTGCAGAGCGCCTGCACGCCGCCCGGCGCGTCCAGCGTCTCCAACGATGGCGTGTCCATGACCTTCACCTCCGGCGCACTGGCCGAACGGCTGGCGGCAGAGGCGGCGTACATCCTCGCCAACACACTGGGCAGCGACCCGCACAATCTGCTGTATCGGGGGTGTTTCTGATGCAGACGCCCGTCACCGTCGTCATGCTGCTGCATGACATTGCCACCGAAACAGACCGGCCGGTCTGCAAGGTGCTCACGGGGTGCAGCTGGCGGGAGACGCGCCGCACCTCGGCCTCCGGCGACCCCCAGAGGGTGGTGCATATCCGCCTCCCGCCTGCGCCGGGCTATCTGCCCTATCCCCAGTGGGCGCGTCTGCCCCCGGCAGAAAAAGCCGCGCACTGGACGCTCAAGCGGGGCAGCAAGCTCCTCTGCGGCGCTGTCCGCAGCCTGACGGAGGCCGAATACGCCGCCCTCGAAAAAACGCACATCTGCTGTACGGTGGCGGATGTCTCGGACGACCGGGGCGTCCCGCTGCCGCATTTTCATGTGGAAGGGAGCTGAGAGAATGAGCGCACTGATTCCCTTTGGCCCGGTCGCGCCGTCAGCAAAACCGGTCTTCGACCCACCTGACGGCTGGAAGTACCGGGTCGATGGTGTGCAGATGGAGTTGAGCTGGCGCCCCGACTTCGGCGCAGAAAAGACCGCTGCCCTGCAAAAGGCCCAGTTTGCCCTTGCGCAGGAAGCCGCGCGGCTCATCGACAGCTACGTCCCCTTCGACACCGGCCAGCTGAAAAACAGCGTTCAGACCGCATCCAACTACGAAGAGGGACTGCTGGTCTACAACACCCCTTACGCCCAAAAGCAGTATTATCTGCACCCCGAGGGCGAAGCACTGCACGGAGACACCGGTCTGCGCGGCTCCTACTGGGGCCAGCGGGCACTTGCCGATGTGGGCGAACATCTGGCCCTCTTCGGGGCCAAGGCCGTCACGACTTTCTGGGGAGGGATGGGACACTTATGAGCGAGAAAGCCACCATCACTGCCATGCGGGAGTGGCTCAAGACCTGTCCCCTCATCGCCGAGGAGCAGAGCGAAAACGGCGCGGCCTTCCGCATTTCCGGCCTCTCGCCGGAGCCTGTGGCCGAGTTTTCCATCGAGGACAGCCCCACCGACCCGGTGACGGCTGTTTTCTTTTCCGGCCGCAACCTCGCCAAGAGCTACATCTTCGTCAGCCGTCGCGACTACAGCGAGGCCCAGAGCGTCCAGATCGCGGGCAGCGGCTTTTTTGAGCAGCTGACCGAGTGGGTGCTGGCCCAGAACGACCGGCATCACCTGCCCAGGCTGGATGGCCGCAAGGAAGCGCTGCGCGTTTCAGTGACGTCCAGCGGCTACATCGTCACGGCCAGCGCTGGCAGCTGTAAGATGCAGATGCAGCTGCGGCTCGAATATTACCAGCCCAAGGGCTGAAACGAAAGGAGTTTTTCCTATGACTGTTACCGAAGCCGTTAAGCTGTCGGGCCTCACTCCCAGCGCCGACTATACCGGCGTGGAGACCACCGACGACTTCCTGCTGGCCGTCCAGACCGAGGCCAGCCAGACCGACGTGAAAAACTGGGTGGTCTGTGCCGACCACGTGCGGGAGCACAGCGGCGCACTGAACGCCTCCACCACGGACAACACCTACATCCGCACCGGCCCTGTCACCACCAAGGGCAGTGTTCAGCGCACCCTCTCCATTCAGGGCGACCGCTACGTGGGCGATGCTTTTCAGGACTTTCTGCTCTCCCACAAGATCGCGTTCGGCTCCGGCCAGAGCGTGGTGGTGCCTTATGTTTACTTCTCTCTCCGCACCGGCAAGGGCGAGAAGGGCGAAGGCGCGCTCATCCTGACCAGCGATGTGGGCGGCAGCGCCGGCGCGAATGCCACCTTTGCCGCCGATTTCAAGGGCATCGGCACCCCGGCTGAGTTCGACTATAACACCGCCATCGCGGGCTGAGAGAAAGGAGCACCGATAAATGCTGATCCATGGACAGGAATTTGATTTTTCGCTGATGAACGCCAACGACCTCGACCGTCTGGAGGACGCACTGGACGAGATGACCCGGGAGGGCGAGGCCGAGACAGCCCGGTGCGAACGGGAAAATGTCCGCCTGGGCGACCGTCTCCGCGCACAGGCCCGCATTTCCATGCGCGGCCTTGACAAGATTTTGGGCGCAGGGGCATCCGCCCGTCTGGGGCTGAACGAAAACGATGTCAGCCGTCTGTACGACGTCCTCGACGAGATCACGCAGGCAGCCGCTGCTGAGAAGGCTCGTTATTCCCGCCCGGCGGCCGTCCCCCAGAACCGCGCCCAGCGCCGGGCTGAGAAGCGCCAGAAGGACAAGCACAAGCCGCCTGTGAGCTATCCGGGCCAGCCTGCCGCCGCCCAGATGGTCGAGCGGGTGGATAAGGCCGCCCGCCGTAGGCAGCTGCTGGATGAGCTGGCTGCTCTGGAAAATGGCTGACGTCCTGCTGGACAAACTGCCCCGCATGTGGGCAGGCAGGCCCATCGACTGGGATTTCCGGCCTATGGTCTGGTTCAACGGGCAGTATCTCCGCCTTCCGGAGGACGAAAAGGGCCTGCCTGAGCTGGCCCGGGAAACCATGCGCCGGTTTTACCGCGTGGCCGTCCCGCCGGAGGAAGAGGTGGACGCTTTCAATGCTCTGGTGGAGTTCTACACCGCAGGCCCGCAGGAGGTATCCGACCGCCCCGGCAGCAGCCGCACCGAGGAGCTGGCGCTGGACTACATCACCGACGGCCCCGCCATCGTGGCCGCGTTCCAGCAGGCTTACTGCATCGACCTCACCCGGGCAAGGCTCCACTGGTGGCGGTTCAAGGCCCTCATGTCGAACCTGCCCGAGGAGACCCAGCTGGTGAAGATCATCGGGTTCCGGACTGCTGACCTCGCGCAGTTTCAGGGCGAAGAGCGGGAGCGGCGTGCCGAGCTGAAGGAACGCTTCGCGCTGCCCGCTGCCCTGCGGAAAGGAGGCGGTCGCATTGTCACCCTGCAAGACCGCAACGAAGCCTTTGCGGCCCGCTTTCGGCGCTGACCGCGCCCCGGTGCTCTGCCCCCTGTGTGGTCGGCCTCTGCCGGTCTGGGCCATCCCGGAAGCCAGCGCCCGGGGCATCTGGGTCAAATGCAAGAACCCGGCCTGCCGCAAAGAAATCGAAATAAAACTCTAAGCCTGTGCCACTGTGCCTGCGCTCTTTTTCACAGAAAGAGGTGGACACCGTGGCCGCAGATTTTTCCATCACCGGCGAAGTAAAGCTCAACAGTGACCCGGCTGAGAAAGCCACGAGCAAGTGGACAGTGGCCGCAGGCCAGCTTATCGCGGACTTTGCCAAGGTGGCTGCATCCAGCCTGAAAAGCGTGGTCAAATCCGGTCTGGACTACAACGCCCAGATGGAAAGCTATCTGACCAACTTCAAGGTCATGCTGGGCGACGAACAGCTTGCCGCCGAGAAGCTGGAAGAGATCAGGAAGATGGCGGCGTCCACGCCCTTCTCCCTGTCCGACCTGACCGAGGGGACCCAGACCCTCTTACAGTTCGGCGTCGCGGCGGACGACACCACCGGCGTACTGAAACGTCTGGGCGATATTTCGCTGGGCAACGCGGACAAGCTCCAGACCCTCGTGCGGGCCTATGGCAAGATGTCCAGCGCCCAGAAGGTCACGCTGGAAAACGTCAACATGATGATCGACGCGGGCTTCAACCCGCTCAATCAGATCTGCGACGCCACCGGCGAAAGCATGAGCGCCCTCTACAAGCGCATCTCGGACGGCAAGGTCAGCTTCAATGAGCTGGAAGCCGCCGTGGCTGCTGCCACCAGTGAGGGCGGGCAGTTCTACAACGGTATGCTGGAGGCCAGCCAGACCTTCAACGGCAGGCTGTCTACCCTGAAGGACAACGTGGCCGCGCTGACCGGTGAACTGACCAGCGGGCTGTTCTCGGCTCTCGGGGACATCATCGTCAAGGCAAACGAGCTGGTCGTCTCCATCACCGAGGACGACGCCAAAATGGCCGCGCTCAAGGAGACCATCGGCGTCCTGACGGCGGCGGTCGTGTCCGTCACAGCGGCAGTGCTGAGCTATAAGGCGACCGTAGCAGCGACTACAGCCATCACGACCCTGCATACTGCCACTATAAAAGCGTTGAACGCAATGCAGCTCGAAGCTGCAAGTGGTGCGGGGGTTCTCAAGGTTGCTCAGGCGGGATTGAATACCGTCATGAAAACCAATCCCATCGGGCTTGTGGTGGCCGCTCTGGCCGCTCTGGCTGCGGGGCTGGTGACAGCCTACCACACCAGCGATACCTTCCGCTCTGCTGTCGATTCAGCATTTTCGGCCATTCAAAAGACCGCCTCGAATGTCATCGGTTCGGTGGTGGACTGGATCAATGAGCTGGTGGCCCGCATCAAGGGTGCAGCCGCCGCGCTGGGTTCTCTGAAAAACGGCCTCGGTGCAGCAAAAGATGCCTACAACGAGGCCTATTCCGACTCTATCGGCAGCTATCAGCAGTCGAAAAGAGATAAGGCAAGCCAGAGCCGCCTCGACAAGCACAATGAGCGGGTCGCACAGTCTCAAGCTGACGCGGCCAGCAGTTCCGGCTCTTCCGGCGCGGCGGCATCTGCCACCGCTGCTGCCGCTGCGGCCGCCTCTGCCGCCAAGAGCACAAAACAGGCTACGGCGGACATCGTCAAGTCCATCAGCGACACCACCACCGCCGTCAAGGACGGCGTGACCACCACGACCGAGACTGTCACCGAAACACTGTCCAACGGCACCACCCAGCAGAAGCAGGTCATCACCTCCACCAGCCGCCAGATGGTGGACGGCGTGCTCAAGGACATCAAGACCGTGGAGACCATCGCGGCTGACGGCAAGCGGACGGTCAGCCAGACCATTGAGACCGTGCGAGACGTAGTGAACACCGTGACCGCCAGCAGCACGGCTATTGTGGACGGCATCAAGACCACCACCCAGACCGTGACCAAGACCCTCGCGGACGGCACCACCGAACAGCAGCGGGTCATCACCCAGACGCAGGACAAGGTCATCGACGGGGCGCTCCGCACGGTGGAGACCGTCAAGACCATCGCCGCCGACGGCACCGAGCAGGTGGCCGAGACCATCAGGGACAGCGCCGTCAAGACACTGGACGGCCTCTGGTCTGCCCTCAAAGACCGCGCCAACGAAGGCATTCTCGGCACGGTGGACACCCTGTGGGACGCCGTGAAGAGCGGCGACTGGGTAGGCATCGGCAAGTGGGCGGCATCCGCCCTCTACTCGGGCCTGACCGCCAACCAGAAGCAGCAGATATGGGATTTCGCCATGAAGATGGTGGACGGCCTGAACGGCGTTCTCGGGGACGCGGTGGGCAGTCTGGCGCAGGCGGCATGGAGCATCGGGCAGACGCTCTTCGAGGGTATCACCGGCAAGTTCGGCGACATCTCCTCCATGGCCGTCAAGATGGGCGGCACCCTGAAAAGCGTGTTCGGGGCGCTCAAGGCCCCGCTGGCCGCTGCGGCCAAGGCTATCAGCGCCGGCCTCTCCGGCGGCCTCCTGAGTATGTTCCCCGCCATCTATGCGGGCTTCGCCGGCATGATCGGCACCATCGGCGCAGCCGTCGAGGGGATGCTGGCCGCCATCAGCGCGGCCCTCACCTCCACCCTCTTCGGCATCCCGGCGGGCCTCGTGGTGGCCGCTGCCGCCGTCGCTCTGGGCGTCGCCATCGCGGCCATCGTGTCCAAGCTGGGCGGGAGCCACAGCAGTTCCGGCGGCTCTGGCGGCAGCGGTGGGGGCGGGGGCGGAAGCTCCGGCCTCGACCTCGACACCCCCAGCATCACCGACGGGTCGAACAATCTGACGGACACCATCGACGCCAACACCGCAAAGCTCACCGAGATCAACAAGTCCCTCGCCAAGCTGGTCAAGAGCGCCAACGCCCTCGTCCTCAGCGACAACATGGCCGTGAGCAGCCGGGTAGCCGCCTCCGGCACGGCGCAGATCGCCGCCGCTGCCGGCAGCTACCGCGAGGGCGACACCAACATCACCCAGAACATCTACTCCAAGGCCCACACCGCCGCCGACCTCCAGCGCGAAGCCCGCTGGGAGGCCGACCGCGCCAAAGCCCAAAAACGCTGAAAGGACATCTGCCATGCGCAAAGACCATCTCCGCCTCGTGACGGACGCCGGGGCCGCCCTCGACCTCGGCTGGGACTACGGCATCCCCTACCAGATGGACAACCTCTCGGGCGTGGATGTCACCCTCAAGACGGCGCAGGGCGTCAACCAGCAGGGCGTAACGGTAGAGGGGCAGAGCGTCGAAGGCGTGGCCCACGAGGTCATCGCGGACTTCTGGGGGCCGGACGGGGAGGCGCAGGCTGACCGCTTTTTGCAGCTGCTGCCCTTCTTTACCTCGGGTACGGCCTATTTCGGCGACAAGTATTTCTCCCGCTTCGTGCTGCAAAAGACCCCCTACACCGTCCAGCTCCACCCTTACCCCCGGCTGGACTTCATGCTCTACCGCCCCAAGCCCTACTGGTACAGCCTCGAGAGCCAGAACGCTGTCATGGGCGGCTTCGTGCCGCAGTTCCGCTTCCCGGTCTGCTACGACAGCCACCGGTACAGCGAGTGGCGGCAGAGCTACTTCCTCAACGTCAGGAACCCCGGTGCGCTGCCGGTGCCTTTCACCGCCAAGCTCCGCTCCTCGGGTATCGTGGTCGATCCCGCCATCCGCAACAGCACCACCGGGGAGCATATCGGCTTTGACACCACCCTGAACAAGGGGGACGTGCTGGAGATCTACCGCACCACCACCGACCGGCTGGCCGTCAAGCTCATCTCCGGCGGCGTGGAGACCAACGCCTTCGCCCTGCTGGACGAGGACAGCGACCTCATGGAGCTGCACCCCGGCGATAACGTCCTCACTGCCGACGCCGCCAGCGGCAGGGAGGGCTTGCAGGCGTCCATCTCCTTCTACCCGATGGTGGTGGGCATCCTGCCGGAGGTGATGAAATGACCTTTGACGTACTGGACGAGACCACCCTCGCCCGCCTCGGGAATATCGACGTATGGGTGTCGGTGTACTGGGATGAGCCCTACAACTCCGAAGGCAGCTTCACTCTGGAAGTCCGCCCCACCGAGGAGAACCTCTCGCTCCTGCGGGAGGGCCGCTGGCTCGTGCGCACCGACGCTGCAACGAAAATCCCCATGCGCATCTGTCACCGGAGCAATGAGAACGAGGACGCCAACCTCGTCGTCACCGGCTATCCGGCAACGTGGATCTTCACCAAGCGGGTCTCCGCATCGGCCATCAAGAACGAGAACGCCGAGACCGCCATGCTGGCCCTCGCCAAGGCAGCGGCTCCGTGGCCCAAGCTGGAGGTGGCCGAGCCGAAGGGCTTTGACACCAAGTTTGAGCAGCAGACCAGTGGCTCGACCCTGATTGACTATTTCAAGACGGTGGGTGCAGCCTGCGACCTGGGCTTCCGGGTGGTGCTCACTGGTAAAAACAGCGCGAAAAAACTCATCTTCGAGGTCTGGCGGCCTACTGCCGACCCCAACAACCGCTTTTCGACCAAGTGGGGCAGCTTACAAGAGGCCAGTTGGGCCTTCGGCGACGGCAGCTATGCCAACGTGGCCCTCGTGCTGGGGGCCGGCGAGGGCAAAGACCGGGCCATGGTCTGGGCGGGCGACACCGAGGCCGAAGGGGCCCAGCGCCGGGAGATGATCGTGGACGCCCGGGACATCCAGCCCAAGGACGGCGAGACCGTCAAAAGCGACAGCTACCTCAAGAAGCTGGCTGATCGGGGCGCGTCGAAGCTCCTCGAACAGCTCCGCACCGGCAGCATCGAGATGACGCTGGACGCCGACGGCCTCGAGCCGGGCGACGTCTGTTTCTGCTCTCTGCCGGATCTCGGCTACAAGGCCACCGTCCGGGTGGCCGACATCATCATCCAGAGCCAGACCGATGGTACTACTCGCACTGCGCGGCTGGGTACGCCCGTCTGGCACAAGATCTAGGAGGCGATAGCTTGAGCTCCCCCGGAATTATTACCTACCCGCTGGGCGGCATCACCTATGACGCCGAGGATGCTGCGGCCTACTTTGCCGGGCGCACCAGCGGCGTTTACAGCACCGACACCGATTTCGTGGTGGCTGCTGCCGCCGACGGCAGCACCGACCTCACCGTCAGCGCGGGGCAGGCGTGGATGCACGTCAGCCGGTGGGTGGGCCTCAGCGTCACCATGCGGGAGGCCCAGACCCTCACGCTGCCCCTCGCGGACAGCGCTCTGCCCCGCATCGACCGCGTCGTGCTCCGGTACGACGCTACCAGCCGCAGCACCTCTCTGCAGGTGCTGCAGGGCGCGCCGTCCTCCGAGCCGGCAGGCCCGGACCTCTCCCGCACCGAGATGGTCTATGACCTCTGCCTCGCCGAGGTCTCCCGCCCGGCGGGCCAGACCTCCGTCTCCGCCGCCGACCTCACCGACACCCGCGCAGACGCCGCCCTCTGCGGCCTCATGCGGGACGGCGTCACCGGCATCCCGATGGAGGAGCTGGGCCGGCAGGCGCTGGCGAAAGCCAAAGAGACGGCGGCTCTCTGCGACAGCTTGCTGAAAAGCTACAGCGGCGGCTACCTGGGCATCTGGCCCGTGACCCTGACGGCGGACGGCTGGGCCGAATGCACCGACGTACCCGGCTACGCCTACAAGCAGACGGCAGAGCTGCGGGCCGCGAGAGAGGCAAACGTCCCCTCCGCCGTACCCACCCCGGAGACCTTCACCGTGGCCGTCTCTGCGGGTCTCGCAGGCGTCTGCGAGACCGGGGCGGGTACTGTCACCTTCTGGGCCGAGAACGTCCCGGAGGGGGACATCCAGATGCAGGTGGAGCTGCTGGGACCCTCGGCCTCGACCACTGACACCGGAGAGGACACCCTGGGCGACACCGTTTTGGATGACACGACTTTGTAACGGAGGTACACCATGAAGTATGTGAAACAGCATTTCGTCACCGGCATGAAAGTCAGCCTGCCCGACGTGCTCAACCGGATGGAGGACGGCATCGCAGCCGCCTGCGCCGCGGCGGTGGAGGGCATCGGCAGCGTGACCACCGGCGACACACCCGCCGCCGGCATCCGGGACGGCAAGCTCTGCCTGACTCTGCCGCAGGGCAACCCCGGCGAGGGCCTGAGTGACAACGCCAAGGCCCTGCTGCTCTCCCTGTTGGCCGACACGGCCCCCGACAAAGCCGCCGCCCTCGCCGCCCTGCGGGCAGAGTGGGGCGTGGCCGACAGGAGCACGGACACCGAGACCGCCGCTGCCGAAAGGGGGGCTTGAGGATGGCGCTGGGAACTACAAGCATCAAAGACCGCCCTATCACGACCACGACCACCGACCCCGGCGAAGGCAGTGCTCTGGATACCGGCAAAATTCTGGTCGTGTATGAGGAGTAATGCATGGCAAGAGCGTTTTATATAGGTGTCGGCGGCACGGCCCGGAGGGCCAAAAACGTCTACCTCGGCGTTGACGGCAAAGCCCGCAAGGTCAAGAAGATCTATGTGGGCGTGGACGGCAAGGCAAGGCTGGTGTACCAGATCCCTGTGACGGAGATCAAATTGACGTGGGTAATTGGAGGCTTTTATGGATATAAACATAACGATGATCGTTACGTATGGCAGAAACCTACAAAATTTACGGCAACCATCACCCCAAATAATGCCATAGATAAAACTCTCAAGTGGAGTCTGTCGGGTAATTGCTGCACCGTAGCAAAAATAAATAATACGCAGTATAACGTAAGCCCGTCAAAATCTGGACAAGCGATCCTGACCGTGCAAAGCGCGGATGGTCCGACCGTGCGAGTACGAATAACTGTCAAGTATGATTATAGATCGTCGTACGATTCACAATATGGATACTTATCAGAACCGACAAATTATATCGATTCCATTAAATTTATATAATTCCAAGGTGCAATGCGAAAGGAAAATCAAAATGACCTTACTGGACTTTGTATGCTTCTCCGCACAAGACTGATTCTACTACTGACAAAACAAAAAGCAGCCCCCACCCGGGGCTGCTCAAAAGAAAGGTCGTGTTCTCTATCGCTATCAAAGAATATTCCATGTCCCGGGACTCCACCCGGCAGCTCTCACCCAGCTTCAAGGTGCGGGAGTTCGGCTGCAAGGGCAGCGATGTCGTGCTCCTCGACGAGGAGCTGGTGGTGCTGCTGCAGTGCATCCGGGAGCACTTCGGAAAGCCGGTACATATCACCAGCGGATACCGCACCGCCGCCCACAACGCCGCCGTGGGCGGCAGCAAGTCCAGCCAGCACCTGCTGGGCCGGGCGGCGGACTTCTACGTTGAGGGCGTGGACGTGGCCACTGTGGCCGCCTACGCCGAGACCCTGCTGCCCGGACGGGGCGGCATCGGGCGGTATCCGAAGGACGCAAAGCATCCCAAGCGCAGCACCGGCTGGGTGCATATCGATACCCGGGCGAATAAGAGCCGGTGGAGTATGTA